TGATATGATTGATGTCTCTGCTGATACTGTTGTTGATACTTCCGATAATAAAGACCTTTAGCATTTAAAATATTTATGAGTGTTAATCTCATAAGCTCTTCTAAATTTCGTTCCTGTGTCAGTTGTTTATTCATTTTTTTATATGTTTTAAATCATCATACATTGAACAATGATATAAAAAATCTCTCTCTATTTTTTCATCTGTTGCGTTCCAATAAAAATCCCAATCATCTTCTTTTAAATTTAAAAGATAATCATCTTTTGCATCTTGATATTCTATTTTTTTCATTTTATTTTTCCCTTTTGTTTTTTTCATTTACCATATCAACCAAATCATTTGGCAGCGGTTCCAAATCGTAATCATAAAATATGGCAAGACTTTGTTCTTCTTCTTGCTTTAGTTTATCTAGGTAGTTGTTCCAATCATCAATCATTTTACCTAATTTATCTACCTTTTTATTCATGTTCCTCGCTTTCTATTTGTTTAAGTCTGTTAAGATGTACTCACCAGATTTAATTTTCTTTTTAGTTTCTGTTATAGTTTCACCTAGAAATATATTTCTATATTTGCCTGTGGTGTTTGAGTAATTCCAATATTTTTGATCAAGGTATATTTTAAGACCACCAGATCCAACTTGATCTGAATCTGAATGATCATTATAATCTTTTTTTACAATTATTGAATTGTAAGATTGAAAAAACTCACTACCATTATCATCAGTAATTATAAATTGATTTGCTATTTTGTTCCCGTTGTTGCTTGTTATGTTTTCTACTTTCATTGTGTTTCCTTTCATTAGTTAATTAAAGTTAATAAATAAATATGGCTAGAATTAGGCATTAATAACCTAGCCATGATTTAACGTCTTTTAATTTATAATCTTTTTTAGTACCTAATTGATTAAAAAAATCATAAATTTCATCTAGGTTTCCATGTTGCTTTATAATTAAAATTGCTTTTTCTAGTGTTATTGTCATTGTTTCCTTTAATCGTTTAAGTTGATTGTTTTACCAAATTCACGCATTGCTTTATATTTGTTTCCATTTACATAAACTAAAAATTGTTGATCTATTCCTGCTTCACAAATTTCAATCGCTGTTTTCATATCTTTAACTTCAAAAATTTCCGGCTTCTGCCATGCTGAATGAAGTTCTATTTTTATTGTTTTCATTGTTTCCTTTGGTTGATTTGTTTTAAACATATATAAAACATATATATTAATTATGACTAGAACAAGGCAATATAAAAAAAAATATAAAATTATTTTGTGTGATATATTTGCAACAGGTGTTGTATAATTACAGTTTAGAATTGTTCTAAGTTTTATTGTTGATAAGATCCTATTTTAATTTATAGAGCGCAAACTTTTTTTGTGCGATAAAACAAACGACAATATTATTGACCTATCTATAAAAAATAAAACATTGACCATATCATTACCGGTAATCTTTTATTATCACTAATCTAAAAAAGATATATATATAGAACAAGGATCTATTTTTTGTAAATCTTGACCCCCTATACCCCCAAAAACCTGTCGCATTTTATTATATATATATAGACCGGACTTGAGGACACCCTTAGATCCAGCCACCCTTTTATACACAAACACTTTTTTAGTTTTATTTTTTTTTAAATGCACTAAATGTAGTATATGGATTACTTTACTGCAGATGATTTAGATTCAGTTGCTTACATTGAAGAAGGCACAAACAACGTAATAATTAAGTTTTATGGCTTTCCTAATAACATAACTGCTGATTTATTTATTACTTATGCTATGTTCAGTATGGGTTTTGACTATCAACCTATTAGTAGTATGAAGTCTGACAGAATACACTAGATATGGATATTAAAATACCCTACACACCAAGGAAGCATCAAGCCTACTTGCACAGACAAATAGACAATCACAGATGGAATGTACTCGTATGCCACAGAAGGTTCGGTAAAACAGTTTGCATGATTAACCACCTAATTAGGTCAGCATTGCTGTCCAAAAATAACAACCCTAGGTATGCCTATATTGCACCTACCTTTAAACAAGCAAAGTCTATTGCATGGGATTATATGAAACAGTTTACCGCTAAGATACCCTATACCAAGTTTAATGAAACAGAACTGCGTGTAGATTTACCCAATGGCTCTCGTATCACCTTGCTAGGCTCTGAATCTCCAGATGGGTTAAGAGGTATATATCTTGATGGCTGCGTAATTGATGAGTACGCAAACGTAAACAGTAAGTTATTTCCAGAAATAATTAGACCAGCTCTAAGTGACAGAAAAGGTTACTGCGTATTCATAGGTACACCTTCTGGTATGCAGAATAACTTTTATGAATTGTACCAACACGCACAAGGTGCGGAGGATTGGTTTCACTACAAAGCTAAAGCTAGTGATACAAAGATAGTTGATCAAGATGAATTAGATAAGGCAAAAGAAGTTATGGGAGAGAAGAAGTATCAGCAAGAGTTTGAGTGCGATTGGATTGCCAACATAGAAGGTGCAGTATATGGAGATGTTATCGCAAAACTAGATGATGATAGACAACTTACCAGAGTGCCTTACGATCCTGCGCTACCAGTATCAACAGCTTGGGACCTTGGAGTTTCAGATCACAGTTCTATAATATTTTATCAACAGCTTGGTAGATCCATAAACATTATTGATTACCACGAAGAGAAAGGTCAAGGTCTACCTTATTACATTAAGATGATTAATGAAAAAGAATATATCTACAAAGATCATTTTGCTCCGCATGACATTGAAGTTACAGAATTTGGAAATGGTAAAACCCGAAGAGAGGTCGCTACGCAATTAGGATTAAGGTTTAAAGTCGTACCAAAAATTCCATTAGAAGATGGCATCCATGCAACAACAATGATGTTACCTAGATGTTGGATTGATGTTGAACATTGCAAAAGTTTGATAGATGCGTTAAGACATTACCACAGGAAGTATATTGATAAAAACAGAATGTTTAGATCAAAGCCTGTCCATGATTGGAGC